CTATTAAATGGACTTGAAAAATCAATGTCATCTATTGTTTCAAAAACTTGTCCTCCTCCTGAAACCTGTGCTCCCGATTTTAAAATACCTTCATATCTTTCATCATCCTTATCACCTCTAACCGGTACGTTTATTGAAAAGTCACATAATGCAACTGAAGGTCTTAAACCAGGTATTCTTAATCCATATGTTTTAGCAATATGATATAATGATTGTCTTTGTTGAGCAAAGTCCAACATTGTTTCTTGCCAAACTCTATCTATATGAAAATGAAGGTTATCAGCAACCGCAGCATTTAAGTCTAATAATACAGAATAAATTGATGCGTCGTTAAAGTTACTTATTAGGTCAGGATAATACTTTTTGGTTAGTGTTACCAACTCTTCTCTTAATCCTGCAAAGTCTCTGGTTGCGTATGATATTTCTTTTGCCATCTTATATGTTAATAATTATAAAGTCTGAAACTGAAAATGCTCCGTTATTTACGGTATAATCAAGTTTCACTTTAGCGGTATAAGGTTTACTCGAATAATCTGAAACCCTGAATAATCTTTCATCTTCATCTTGGGAATATGTTTTTGTTTGGTCGGGGTCGTCCTCCGCTGACATAATTTCCAATGATTTTACTTCGACGTTTGGTATAAATTTTCTAATCCAATATTCACCGTATCTACTATCTCTAAATGGAAAATCAATTCCATATGATGTTAACGCCATATCAATAAATATAAACAATACCAAAATGGTAATAAATAAAAAACCCAACCGAAGTTGGGTTTTAGTAGGGGGTTTCTCTTATGAACCACAACCTTCACATTCAAACGGTGAGTCTGATGGTTTCATACTCAACGCCGTTTCATTTTGTTCAAAATGAATTGAATTAGTTGGTGCGGTCGGAGCTTGGGTTGTTTGGGTAATCGAACCTTCTATTTTTTGTGTGGCACTAATATCAACACCTAAAGTTTTGATTGCGTCTACCGCGGCTCTTGTTCTTAAATAATACATACCTGTTTTTAATCCTAATTTCCATCCATAGATATGTGCTGCCAATAATTTTGGTTTGGTAACATTATCAATGAATAAATTCAAAGATTGAGATTGGTCAATGAAAACTGATCTGTTCGCCGCCATTTGGAGAATTCTCTTTTGTGACATTTCCCAAACAGTTTTATATATCTCTTTTAACTCGGTTGGTATTTCAGGAATATTTTGAACTGAACCATTTTCAAAAATTAATTTGTTTTTGATACTATCACTCCACATACCGATTTTCAATAAGTCATTAACCAAGTGTTTGTTAATTACAACAAACTCTCCACCTAACGTTCTTCTAAGATAAAGATTGGTGGTGAATGGTTCAAACGCTTCGTTGTTACCTAAAATCTGTGCAGTTGATGCTGTCGGCATCGGTGCAACTAATAATGAGTTTCTAACTCCGTAATTAACGACCTCTTTTCTCAATGATTTCCAATCCCAACGACCTGATAAATCTTTATCGGTTTTGTTCCATACCTGATATTGGAATATCCCTTTTTCAATTGGGGAACCCACTATACTCTCGTATGGACCAAAAATTTTAGACAAATCTTTGGACGATGTTAACGCTGCAAAATAGATGGTTTCAAAAATCTCTGTTTGTAATTTATCTGCATCTTCACTTTCGAATGGTAAACCTAACATACAAAATACATCTGCCAATCCTTGGATACCCAGACCAACTGGTCTATGTCTAAGCTAGATTACAAACCGCTTGTTCAGTTGGTGAACTGTACTCAATAATTTCTGTACATAAGTTTGATGACTTAATTGTACCTAAGTTCTTTTGATTTGATTTATAGTTTGCAGGGTCCTTATATAACATATACGGTGTTCCTGTTTCAATTTGAGCTGTTAATATTGCGTCCATTAACTTTCTTGCCTTAACAACTTTTCTCGCTTTACCATCTTGTTCATATTGTTCATATAAACGAGTAAAGGCTTTATCTTCAGGACTATCATAAGCATCTGATAAACCTGGTGCTTCGTCAGGTGAGAATAAAGACCAATCACCATCTTCTTCAACACGTTTCATAAATAAATCAGGCGTCCACATAGCTAAGAATAAATCTCTTGCTCTCATTTCTTCCTTACCGTGATTCTTTCTTAAATCAATAAAATCAAATACATCTGAGTGCCAAGGTTCTAAATAAATTGCAAACGAACCTTTACGTTTACCGCCTTGGTTAATCCAACGAGCAACTTCGTTATATGTTTTCATCATTGGAATTAAACCGTCAGATTCTCCACCAGTTCCTTTAATATAAGAACCTTTAGCACGAACATCGTGTACGTGTAATCCGATACCTCCTGCCCACTTAGAAATCTTTGCAACGTCTTTAATTGTATCAAACAATCCATCGATATCGTCACCTTTATTTCCAATTAAGAAACAAGATGACATTTGTGCTCTACGTGTTCCCGCATTAAATAATGTTGGGGTAGCGTGTGTGTAAAAGTGTTGTGATAAATCATCATAAACTCTCAAAGCCATTTCTACATCTCCTTTACAAATACCCACGGCAACTCTCATATACATATATTGTGGTCTTTCCACAATTCTATCACCAATTTTTAATAGGTATGAACGTTCTAAAGTCTTGAACCCGAAATAATCGAAATCCAAATCTCTATTCATATCGATAGCTCCATCAATAACTTCTTTATTTTCCATTACGAACTCATATACTTCGTCAGAAATTAAAGTAGACTCTTTACCTGTTTTTGGTTCAATAAAAGAATATAATTCCTTAATACATTGTGAGAATTTTCTTGGTGTTGATTTGTGTAAATTAGATACTGCAATCCTACCTGCCAATTTTGCATAGTCAGGGTGAGTTGTAGTCATTGACGCAGCAGTTTCTGCAGCTAATCTATCCAATTCTATTGTTGATATCCCATCATAAATTCCTTGTGTAACCTTAAGTGTAATATATGTTGGGTCCACATACTCCATATTGAGGTCTCCACATAAAGCACTAATACGTTTAGTGATTTTATCATACCTCATCTCTTCTAATTCACCGTTTCTCTTCTTTACTTTCATTTTACCAAAAAAATTTTAATTTTAGAAATCCATATCTGAAAACGCACTTGATAGTTCTTCTTCAGATTTATTATGTACACCCGCTTTTTGATATTCAGCAACTCTTTTCTCAAAGAAATTTGTTTTTCCTTGAATTGCGATGTTTTCCATAAAATCAAATGGGTTAGTTGAATTGTAAACTTTTGAACAACCTAATGATACCAATAATCTATCCGTTACGAATTCAAGGTATTGACGCATTAAATCTGAGTTCATACCAATTAACCTAACAGGTAATGCTTCGGTAATAAATTCTTTCTCAATTTCTAACGCTCCACAAATAATCTCTCTAATTTTAGTTTCACTAAGTTTATTTTCAATGTGGTTATTATACAAATGACAAGCGTAGTCACAATGCATTCCTTCGTCACGAGAAATTAATTCGTTTGAAAAGGTTAGACCTGGCATTAAACCACGTTTCTTTAACCAGAAAATTGAACAGAATGAACCTGAAAAGAAAATACCTTCCACCGCCGCAAAAGCAACAAGACGTTCAACAAAGGATTCCGAGTTAATCCACTTAATTGCCCATTCAGCCTTCTTTTTAATTGCCGGAACAGTTTCAATTGCGTTGAAAAGTATATTTTGTTCTTCTCTATCTTTGATATAGGTGTCAATTAATAATGAATATGTTTCACTATGAATATTCTCCATCATAATTTGAAATCCGTAGAAAAATTTAGCTTCTGTATATTGAACTTCATTAACAAAGTTCATTGCTAAATTTTCATTTACGATACCATCTGATGCCGCAAAGAACGCTAATACGTGTTTGATGAAGTGTTGTTCATCATTATTTAACTTGTTTTCCCAATCAGAAATATCTTGAGCTAAATCAATTTCTTCTGCGGTCCAAAAACAGGCCTGTTGTTGTTTATATAATTTCCACAGGTCGTGATGTTCGATAGGGAAAAGGACGAAACGTCCGGGATTTTCTGATAAAATCTTCTCGGTCATAGTATTTAATTTTTATTTATTGGTTTGTTAATGTGATACCCTTTTTTTCTTGTGACTTTTTGAATACTTCTGCTGCCCTGTTGGCTCTTTCTTGTGTCTTCTGTTCTTCAAAACCTAAAAGAGTATTTTGACTGTCGGTATCAATATCGAGATATTCGTTATTAAACTTACAGTTTTGGAATATAACACCATCTCTACCAATACGTGATTTCAATAGTGTAATTGTTGCTAAATTATGTTCTTTTTGTTCAAGTGTTTTTGCAATTGAAACAACAACGTGTCCAATTTGTGCCTTCTTAATTGAACCTCCCATTTGGTCTGTTGTTACAACTTCGGAAGAAATTGATTCACGGTTACCCTGCGTTGCTGTCCAAATAACAAGATTAAATTCTGAAGTCATTGCCTCTAAACTTCTCATTACATTACCCTCACCTTTCCATTCTTCACCGAAATTTGATTTTTCGGGTGAAATACAATCAATGTAATCAATTACTAAAACATCCACACTAAAACCTTCAGAATGAAGTTTTCTTAATTTTGATTTAATTTCAGAAATAGTAACAGAGTCACTTGGCATTTTTAGTAATTTAATCTTTCCTGCTGACTCAGATTCTTTTTGTTTGACAAGTTCAATAACTTCTTCCTTTCTTTCAATTTGGTCGTCAGGAGCAATACCTGTCCAAATTGTGTAATGTTTTCTTAAGATGTTAGTTACGTTGTCTTCAAAAAAGATTTGTAAAACATTCTTTCCTTGGTTATATGCGGTGTTCGCAATTTTAGTCAAGAACGTAGTTTTACCTGTGCCTGTTGGTGCTAAGATAACACCTAATTCACCAACACCCAAACCACCTTTTAACAAGTTATCCAAACCTGTAACACCTAATGGTACTGGTAGTCTAGAATCTTTTTCTAATGCTCCTGCGATGTTCTCAAATACATCTCTAATATCATCAGATGACGCACCTACTTGTAATGCATTTTGAATTATCTTTTCAATTTTTCTATATTCTTCAAAGTCACCATTCTCAATGATTTTTTCTACCAACTTAAGTTCTTTTTTAAGGACTTGTTGTTTACAGAAATTCATTGCGGTGTCTTTAATCCATCCTTCGTCAGTTAACTCGTGGTCTCTAATATTCTTTAAGGTGTCAATGTGAATAGACGTAGTAGTGTCTTTCGTATTTTCACTCATAATTTTCTGACCAACGGTATCATATGAAGGAATTTCACCATACTTTGAATACATTTCTTTTACATTCTCGATAATGTACCTGAAATATGGTCCGTCAAAATACTTACTTTCAATTACATCAATGATAGTTACCGCAAACTTCTTGTCTTCGATTATTACTTTGATTAACGATTTTTGAAATGTCGGTCCTAATTGCCCAAAATTCTTTTCACTCATTTGATGTATATGTTTATATATTAAAAATTCTATTATTAAAGTTCATACTGTAAGTAAGTTGTTTCGAGTTCGTAGTCTGACAAAACATCAGTTAACTCTGACAAAATTTTCCTAACTTTTGGTCTAATGTCAACGGCGTATCTTGCCTTTGGGTGATAGACGTGAGCTGGAAAGATTCTTGAAATAAATACATCGTCATTTAACTTAACTTCCAATAAAAAGTGCTCTTCTTTTTGTGGTTCATTATCTTCCACATTCTCGTTAGATAGGAAATAATTTTGATTTTCACACATATAATCAGAACTTTTTATTTTCAAATCTTCCGCAATTTCGTCACAAATATTTTTTACGGTGTAGTGTAAATCCATAGAACGTCTTGCTCTTGGATTATATCCCTTAACGTTAAAGAATCTCTGAATGATAAAGTTACCTTCAAGGGTTAAAAGGAACTCAAATTTAGTTACGTCTTGATTGTTCATTTTTCTATTTTTTTTTAAATTTAAAGATGTGCTTATTTTTTTCTTTTCTTGTTAATCTCATAAATGGGTCTAAAAATTTTACCCATTGGTCGTCCGATTTCGGTAAGAGGAGTGATACACCATCCTCCGTCATCATTTTCATAGTATTTTTATAAGAACGACCTTCTGTGTCCAAGTTTTCATTTATTAAGTCATTTATGACTGTTTTAGCCTCATCACTTAAAAATGGTTCTTGTAGGTTAACAATCATATTATTTACTTGGAAGAACTCCTCTCCGAACACACCGTGTTTGGTGACACCAGTCAATAGATTCCTAACAAGCCAATTATCTTTGTCCTGTTCAAATAAAAGGTTTCCCTTTTCTCTAATTTGTTCTAATGTGAGAGGTGTTTCTTTTATTTCAGGAAATAAACTAATGAGTCTTTTGATACCCATATTTTTTATTCCTGATATATTGTCGGAGGGGTCACCACAAAGCATCTTAACCAATAAAACATTTTCGATTAAGATACTCTCGTGGTCATACTCAATTTTGTCTAGTTTCTTGTATAATTTTCCGTGAGATGGATTAAACAGTTGTGTTTTTTCATTTACAAGTTGTGCTAAATCTCTATCAGATGAGTATATAATTTTTTCTTCGTTTGGTGAGTTTTGAACATAATACGCAACACAATCATCAGTTTCACAATTTGCAAACTCACCTTGTCTAACATAAAGTTCTTCAAGGTATTGTTTTACTCTTTGTCTTTGATAGTTGTAATTGTCAATTTCTTCGTCAGTTCTGAGTCTACTTTTTCTATTTTCTTTGTATTGGTGGTAAATCTTCTTCCTAAGTGAGGCAGAATCTTCTCCATCCCAAAAAACTACAATTTTGTCTAATTTGTAAATCTCAAACGCTCTTCTAAGAGTATTAATAAAATGATAGATTGCTCCAATGTGCTTTCCCTTATAGTAGTGATTTTTGAGACCGTAGAAACCAATTGTAAGTAGATTATCTCCATCAACAAGTAAAACTGACATTTAATTTTTTTATGTTATTACTCCTCCTCTGTTACAACTTCAATATCTGCGTCTGTAACATTAACGCCAAGTTTGTTGGTAATATAATCTCCGTGTTCGGTTTTATATTGTTCAATACTTTTCTTTTCTTCAGCATCGTCTCTACCTTTAGCAAAATCGTGTGCTGTTACAAGAATTCTTCCATCCTCATATCCTAAACCATTTACGTGGTTTTTCATAATTGAGATTTTGGTTCTTGTTGCAATTTTTACTTTTCTCTTATCTTTTGTGATTGAGATTTTGGTAGTTCCTGCTCCTTTTTGATTACCAAATAAGAAAACCAATGTTGAGTTTAGCCAAATAGCTTCTCCACCTTTTGCTTTAATTTTAGGTTGACCAAATGGATTATCAGGTAATTCAACCCAAGGTTGGTTAACGATAATTAATGTATTAGTGAATTTTTTATCGGTTCTTCTTGAACCTGAAATTCTCTGATTAATACCCATACCGATTTTATCTGCCAAAGTAGATGCGTTGTGTTGTTTACCACCTTTTCCTTCATATGTCATCTTACAAGGAACTGAACCAACAGAATCCCATAGGAATAAAATATCGTGTGGTATTTCACCTTTTTCTTGTGCGTCTAATACTTCGTTAATGAAATCAGTAATTTGTTCAATATATTCGAAGTCACTGTTGAAGAGATAGAAATCGTCTTCTTTATTAAATCCCATTAATTGAGCGTGTTCCCAACTCCATTTTTGTTCTGTAATAATAAAAACAGGAAGTATACCTTTCTTTTGTGCGTCTACTGCTGACTTTACTAATGCAGTGGTTTTACCTGTATCACTATGACCTAAGAACATATTTAAATGTCCAATTGCCGGACCTGGAAGACCTGTTGCATCTAAAAATGCGTCACCTAAATCAAAGAAACGGTCTGGTTTATATTCCGCCTCTTTTGAAAACTTTTTTTTGAACGAACTGAAATCGTTCTTTTTAATACCTGCCATATTTGAGTAGTTTTAAAAAGACACTCTCTAAACCAAATAGTCATAGAGAGTGTCTTCGATTAATTAGAATGGTAAATCAGAATCTGATTCATCGTCCACTTGTGGGTCTTGATATGTTACTGCGGAACTTGACGTACTGCCAACTGTAGCTTCCCCTACTGAGTTAGATACGAATTTCTTAGATTCATTATCCCAACGAGGTACTTCTCCACGTGCAACCATTTCCAAATAGTCTTCTCCTTTTTTAGAATAAACATCTGACCAAGTTAATTCATCATTAACCCATAGGTTTGAAGTTGCTCCATCTGTGTGAAGTGGTGCTGGGTCATCAGGAATAACAGAACTTACTGTTGTGTATTCCTTACCATTACCGGCTTTTGTAAGTGCTAATGTGATAATCAAATCACGACCTGTAGTTGGGTCGGTAATATCACCTTTGGTTCTAAAAATTGGATGAACTTTATCCAATACACCATCCATTTTGGTGTTGTGTTTAAATCTCCAAAATTTTGGACCGTCTTGTTCGTTATCACGGTCGATAACTTTAACAATGTAGAAAGTACGAGAACGATATGTTCTTGCTAATTCTCTGTCTGAATCCACACCTGTCATCATTAGACTTTCGTGAACTTCATTTAATGGAGAACGTTTACCTTCTTGAGCTGGGTCATAAAGTTTTACCCAGTTACCGTCCACTTGAATTTCGTGGAATTTAACTTGTACAAATGGTGACCCACCATCTGCGGGCGGTAAAATACGAATACGTTTTTCAGCACTACGTACACCTTTAGGTAATACGGTGGTGAAATACTTTTTCATTCTGTCTTCTTGAGACACTTTGTTTGTGTTGCTACTTGTAGCTGACTGTTTGTTCTTCTCATACTGAGCAAGAACTGAATCTAATACTCCCATAATAATTGAATTTTAATTTATTAATGTGTTATAAGTAAAGTATAAACAAAAAAAGCCGGATTGTCAAACCCGGCTCTGTTTCTTTTTTAGGAATTTTTTATTCCAACGTTAAGAGGTACGATAATTTGTTGAAAAGTCCCAACATCTCATCTCTAAGATTTAATAAATCTGTATCTTTGTCTTTAGATAAGTCGTTAGACATTCCGATAAGTTCGGATTTTACGGTTTTCATAAAAGCCGTTAAATCTAATTCTGTTAAATTGTCTATTGATATCTTCTTTTCATTTTCGCTTAGTGAAAATCTTCCATACTTACCCATATAGATTTCCACAAAGTCGTCAATTAG